TCATAATTACTGCCACCACGCTTAACAACGGTATATTGAAAATCTGCAAAGAACATTTCAATTAATTCATTATACTGTCCAAGATGTCCATAGGCATCTTCATTTTTCCCAAAGTTTGCATAATTATCATATGCAAGATACACCCAAAATGAACCAGTGTGATTTTTATACCAATCTAAAAGTTCAACTCCTCCAGCGCCACCATCGGTTGTATATTGCTCATCTAAAAAGTTTGGTCTTCCATAGCCACCAACTGTTGGTGTACCAGTTGTTGAATTAAAATCTGGAATAGTATAAAAAGATCTTGATGGCAACATTTGCCAAGAAACATCAATAGTCATCTTGTCTGCAATATGGTATGACCTCATGCGACCATTAACCATACGTTCACGTTTTTCGATCCTAGTAGGTCTAAAATCGATTGGGCCCCTATTATCGTCTGAAAGTATCAAGAACTGGTCAAACATGGCTGTATTGGTCTCTGAGCCAGGATCTGAGCCTATTTCTAGACCAGTTGGTATATAAAGACCATTAGACAGGGTTCCAGCATTTTCAGACCATAGCATAGCCTGTGGTCTTTGATATTTTTTACGTCCTGCTAAATATGTTGGCGTTGCCATTATAGTCTACTACCCCTCAGTCTTAGCGAGTCAATCTGTCGTATTTTTGCCATTACAGTATTTGCAATCTGTTCTGGATTAGCATCAGATCTTACATTAACGCTTAGGTTATAATTATACACTGAGCCAGACTCATAAGTTCCGCTATTAATTGCCTTCATCTTATCTACTCCAAATGACTCTACAGCATATCTACTCATAACAAATTCTCCTGGAGTAAGCATTGATGGAATTACATCTGTTCCAATTACTGGACCACCAACAGCAAATCTCTTTATTAACCCTCCAGAATAGTGACTGCCCCAATTAGCAAATTGTGATGCTGCTATAGCATTTCCACCAAACTTAGCAATATCTTCGGCAGCCTTTTTCCTTGCTGCTTCTTCTGCTGCCTTCTTTGCTGCTGCTGCCTTTGCCTCTGCTGCGATTGCTGCTGCTGATGCAGCCTTTTGTGCAGGAGTATTTGTTAGTTCAGATAAGTGTCCATAAGCAGTTGCGCCCATCTTATTAATATTTGATGCAATAATTTCTTTACTAAATGCTGATGCTCTATCAGACATATTTATTAAATCATTAAGGTGTTGTCCAGCAGTCTGTCCAGCATTTTTAGTAACATTTGCAACCATGACAGTATTTGCAAGTCTTTCTAAATCTTGCAAATGAAGTGCTGCGGTTGATCCACCAGTATTTAAACCGTAATTTATATCCTTTGATGGATCATTAGTTGTAGAATCAGTGCCTGATTTATCTGTAGAGCCTTTAACTGTTCCAGTAGGAGCAGCATATCCTGATGGCGGAATTACCACAGGAGTTTCTGGAGCATCATATGCACTTTTTGGAACACAGTCTCCATTTGCATTTTTTGTAAATCCATCTGGACATTCTGGGCCTGGTCCTGGACCTGGTCCTGGGCCTGGGTTTGATGAACCATCTGTTATAGTAACAATTCTATGATATGTTGTATATGTTTTATTATTTAAATCTGCCCAATATTTTTTAATTTTATCAACTATATCAAGTGCAGCCTGCATTGCAGCAAGATATTCTTTACTTGTTACTCTTGCTAAATCAATTCCATTCTTTACTTGTTCCCATTCAGTACGAGTTTTTCCAAGAACCTCTAGATTTGCAACCGCTTCATTTTTTAAAACTTCTGCAAGCCTAATTCTTTCTCTTGCTGGCTCTAACTGCTCTTCTTCAATTTTAGCAATCTCATCTTGTAAAGATTTTACCTTTTCTTCAATCTGAACTCGTGTAAATCCTTGAGCATTTCTAACATTTGCAAGAGCATTTTCTCTAGCCTGATCCAATGCCTTCTTTTGATCATCTATTGCATTTTGTGCTGATTGCGCCCTTGCATCTTGTACCGCTTTTGCAGCAGCAGCGATATCTCCTTGAGCCAATGCATCCGCAATTGTAAGTTGAGATTTTTGTTGTTGAGTAATTCTTGCATTTAATTTTTCAACAGACTCAAGTGCTTTAAGTTTATTATCATATGACTCATTAATATCTTTTTCTTTATCTTCAATTTCTTTAAGACTATATTCCCAGTCGTCAATCTGATATTGAAGAGTAGCAACCTGATCTTCATACTTTGCTATGTTTTTGGCATCTACTTCAAGATTAAATTTTAATATTGCATTTCCATTTGCATCAGTAAATACTGGAGTACCTTTATAAAGATCTTGCAATGCTTTAGATACAGTATTCTTTCCAGTAACATCAGTTCCTAGTTCAAAATCTAGTTGTATAGCCTTTTCTTGAACATCAAACCATTCCATTGCTTTGTTATATCCATCATCAAATATGCCTTGCATAAAGTCAATAGTGCTCATTTGTTGTTCTAGTCTCTTCTTAAACTGTTCGCTACCCTTTTCTCCAGCCATATATAAAGCCTTTAAAATTGGATCTGCAAATATTGCTGCTGCTTGTTCATATGTGAATTCACTCTTTATACCCTCTACAAAATTTGCTTCCTTGGTCGCCTCTTCCAATGCTTTATTTGCATCCTCAATTGCTGTTGATGATGCTTCTTCTTTAATAAACTTCTTATACAAATTAATCATTGATTCAAGTTCTTTTTTGTTTTTTGCTGTAGCAATCATTGCTCTAAATGATTTATCTGCTATTAATTCATACGCTTTTGCTACTGGAACTCCGAGTTGGGATAATTTTGTAAATGCAGTATTTTGATCAACAAGTTCTTGTCTTTGTTTTTCAATTCCTGATTGAAAATCTCCAGCAATAATAGAATTTAGTGCTTCTTGTATATTTTGGGCATCTCGTTTCAATGCAACAATATTGCCCTTATTGTCAAATTTAAATAACTGATTTTTTCTTTTCTCGTATTCTTTTGGATCCATGCCAGTAATGAATTCAATAAGGTTCTGTCCAGCACCAATCTTTCTCATATCTTGCTCTATACCGCCAAATGCTGTTATAGTTTTCTTGCCACCAAACAAACCTTCTAATGCCTTACGAGAAGCCTCCCATCCTTCAGTTACTTTTATTTGATTCTTTCTAACATCTCTTAATTTCTTTAATAACTCATCTAATGGAGACGAATCTGCCTTTCCAGTTCCGCCAGGAGTTGTTCCTGTTGGTTTGGTTGTTGTATCAGCAGAAGCCTTAGTTACCTGATATGTTGCTTGTCCGTAATAATCCAATTCTGTTTTACCAGGATTTGCCTTAAGCCATGCCTGAACTGCTTCTTTATTATTACCTTCCATATTTACAACTGTTGTTAATGTTGATAAATAAACCTTTTGCTGTTCTGGTGGTAATGAATTAAAGTATTCTTGATTTGCTTTGAGAACTTCCATTTCTTTAGCACCAACTATTGTTGTTGCAACTTCTAAACTAATTTTACCTTTTTGTTCATTTATTTGTGTAATTGTCTTATCTAGTTCTTCTGCTGCCTTTGGATTATTATTATAGTATGTTAGAGCAACACCCATATCAACCATTTCTGATTGTCCAACTTTTCCAATTTGTGCAAATAATGCTAAATATTTTTCTGCCTCTGCTGGAGTTTTTGTACTAATATCTGCAATAAACTTTGTCTGTTGTTTCTTCAATGGCTTTCCATCTTTGTCAACAAACAAACTAGATATTGCCATAGCCTGGTTAGCAAATGTTCCACCAAATTTAGTTACAATCTCCATAACTTTTGATAGGGTCTCTTTATCTTTACCAAATGACTCCATAAGATTTACAATTTGCATTGGATCCATATTGCCAGAAGCAACTTGCATTTTTAATGTGTATTGTTGTTCCTTAGATAATCCACTATCATTTATCAAGTCTTTTGCCATTGGAGCAATATCTTCCATAGCAGTTCCTTTATATTTATTAGTAATAGCCTTATCAACACCAGTTTCAAGAGCACCCTTTACTGCTCCAGATGCATTGGCATATGTATTTTGAATATCTGTAACTAACTTACCATTCTCTGCCAAGAGTGCTGCATTTGCTGCTTCATATTCACCCTGTAGTTTTATTGCTTGTGCTGTATCTCCTGCTGCCTTAGCATTAGCAATTCTTTGCTCATATTCAAGTCTTAAAGAGTCCTGCATTTCTTGACTTTGCTCTAACGCCATCTTTTGCATAGCAACGTTTGCACCAGATGCCCTACCAAGTTTTTCTTGTTGACCCTTTTGAGCAAAATATCCAACACCAGCAGCAATAGTTGCACCAATTGCAGCACCAATGGCAGTTCCAACTACTGGAACAACAGATCCTGCAGTTGCTCCTGCCAACGCTCCTGCTGCCAAACCACCACCAGCAATTGCTCCAACTGCACCCAATCCAGCCATCTGGAACTTACTTTGTGTCTGTGTTAGTGCTCCTGGAGCAGCAGTATTTAAAAGTTTTGACTTTTCTTGTAGATTCTTTCTGGATTCTTCGACTAGTTTAACTCTAAGTGTTAATGGATCTTTTACAAGATTTTCTCCATTGACCCCCAAAAGTTCTGTTAGTTTAGCACTTACTTGTATACCAAAAGCATAATCTCCTAATTGCTGAGATATGTTTGCTGCAATGCTTCTGGCTTGTGCTACATCAAGTGCTCCAGAGGCAACGCCAGTTGTTAATTGATTAATAAGTTGACTTCTTGCTGCATCCTTGCCACCAGTCTTCATTGTTTCACTAATATTACTAAGCATTGCCTTGCCTTGTTCAGACTTAACATATGCCTGACCAAATGTGGTTTTTCCTGGCTGAACCTGATACTGAGATATCATTCCAGCCCTTCTTCTGTCCATAATTTCGCCAGCACGAGCAGTACCAGCAAACTCAGAAAGGTCTTGGATTGCCTTTTCTCCACTACCCATTGCTTCTGCCATTTTCATAGCATTATCTTGTGCTTTATCAAAAGCCATTCTTAGTGCTAATGTTGCTGCTACAACTGCTGTTAAACCAACAGCAAATGCTCCCAAAGGACTTTGAATTAATGGAAGTAACATTGTTAATGTCATTAACGGCATCATTAATTTTTGTGCTACCTCGCCAACTTTACCTGGTGCCATTGATGCTGCCATCATTACACCAGATGCAGCCATCATTCCAGTACCAGCACCCATTCTTCCTCTTGTGTTATCTGGAATACCATCCCCATTTTTATCTCCAGGAGTTGATTTTCTTACTCCTGCTCCACCAGCAACCATGCCTGCAACAGTGCTTTGCTGAAGCATTCTTCTTTCTTGAATAGCACGAAGTCTTTCTTGTTTTTGTAATTGTCTACGTATAGACTTTTGTCCTGGATCAATTGGGCCAGTTCCATAAAGTGCATTTCGTGACGCAACTGCCATTTGTGACTGAGTTCTTACCCCTTCAACAATTGCTGTTCCAAGTTGTTTACCAGTTATCTTTGCATCATCAATAAACTCTGTTGCACCAAGAACTAATCCACGACCAGACTCTTGTCCAACCTTTTGCATTCTTCTAGAAGGAGACGCAACCTGTAATGCTTCTTCAGCAGCCTTTGGCATTGCAAGGGCAATTCTTTCTATTCCTCTTCTTAGTTCTGCTTCGGTTCGTTGTGTTGCTGCAACAATCTTTGGGCCCTGTGCTTCCATAGTTGCAACTCTTGCTGTTGCTGCTTCTGCTACTGCTCCAGCGTAAAGTTTAAAGTTTTTAGATATATCCTGTGCTTTAATTACACCAGTTTGGATATCTTTATCCATTACAGCAAGCACTCTACCCTGAATTGTTAATTCTTCTCCAATTAATGCAGTTCCTTGAGTTACTTTAGCAGTAATAGACTGAACTTGTGCTTCTGTAGCACCAGACTCAGATAGATATCTTAAATATAGTTCTCGATTTTTCTTAGAAGATTTTAGTGAATTAGATAGGTTGTTTTCTGCACCAGTTTGTGCAACCCAAACATCTGAATTCCAAGCAGCAAGCAAATTCTTTTGTGCATTATTTAATTCAATTACGTGTGCACGATCTAATTGTGTTGCAGCAGTGATTTGTTTTGTAGTTGCACCCATCTGCTCCATCTTTTTTGCAATTGCCTTTGCTGCTGCATTTGCTTGATCTAATTCAGCCTGTCCTGCTATGGCACCTCTTCCGCCTTGTTTTGGATCTGCAAGAAGTTGTTGCGATATAGTTCTTCTTTCTCCAGCGCCACGAGCATTGTAAGACTTCTCTCTACCAACCCAATCTGATTTAGCAAATGCTGGACCAGCAATCTTTCCTTGTGATGCTGCAGCAAGTCTTACCTGTTCTTTAAATTGTTCAAGATTGATTTTTGTATCTGCTCCAAGTTTCTGTAATGCAATCTTTAATATATCATCAATCTGCCCAATAGTGCCATCAATTAATGATTGAATTTTTATTAAAGTTGCCTGTTGTCTTGTATTTATGTTATATCCTTGACCACCAACATTAACAGTTCCATCAGCATGCTGACCAATTACTCCACCAGCAACCATATGGCTAATAAATGGTTTATTTGCTGGATCTTGTGCTGGACCTGCAGGAATAACTGCTTCTCCAGGAGTTAGCATTGCTGGTACTGTATCTGTTCCCCTAGAATAATATCTAACACCTACAGTTCCCTTATTAAACTTTTTTGGACCACCCTTACCGCCAACAAAACCTCTCATTGGCATGAATGCTGCCTGAGCAGCGATTGCCCTTTGATATGCAGATATTAATGCGCTGAGAGCATTTGCTTCAGATGTAAATGTTTGAGTTAATCTATTATGTACTTGATTTAACGAAGAAGCAACTGCTGCTGCCTCTAACTGTTCTTGAGTCATGTATTGTGTTTGAGCACCTAATGTCTGAGATGACTGTCCTACACGATTAAATAAAGACTTAACACCAGTAAATAGTTTAATTATATTTGCTAAACCGTTTGCAAGTAAACCAAATGTCATAAGTGCTACTGGGCCAATGCCAGCAAGTACTGTAGTTAAAATAATAACAAAGTTTTTAGCACCGTCACCAAGATTATTAAACTTATCTAATATTTTACTAACAAATTCTACAATAGGGGTTACAGCCTTTAAGAATGCTTCTCCTACAGGGGCTAATGTAACCTTAAGATCTTCGATAGCCTTTTTAAATTTGTACATTGGAGATTCTTCAACACGTTTTAATTCTCGTTCTGATAAAATAGCAAGTTCTTCTGTGGTTGCATTTGTTAATTCTAATACACGGCTTGCTTGACTACCTTGTGCAATTACGTTTTGGAATAAAGTTGATAAACGTGAAAACTGGAATTTACCAAATAATTGCTCAATAGCACGGGCACGTTGTAGTGGATCTAATGTATCTAATGCTCTTGCAAAGTCTATAACGATACCCTTAACATTACCTTTATTTGCTTCAACAATTCCTTTTATGTTAATTCCCATTTCTGCAAGCATTGATGATGCTTTATCAGTTGGATTAATTAATGATGCTAGACCTGACTTTAATGCGTTGGCACCCTCCGAAGCATTAATACCGCCTTCCTTCATTGCAGTTAAAAAGAATGCTAGATCTTCAACATTTCCACCTAATTGTTTTACAACTGGTCCTGCTTTAGGAATTGCAACAGTTAAATCTTCAATAGATACAACTGTTTGGTTTTCTACTGCGTTTAAGAAATTAATCTTTTTTGTTAAATCTTCTGCTGCTATACCAAATGCATTTGTCAAAGATATTGTTGTTTCTAACGCCTGCTCTTGTTCAACTCCACCAAGAACTGCAAGACGTGTTGCTTCATTTACTTGTGCTAATAGATCTGCACCCATCTTACCGCTTGCTGCAGCAGAGGCTGCCATCTCCATTGTCTTTTCAACAGCAACGCCGTACTTTGTAAATTCTTTTGCAAGTAACTGAACCTCTTTAAGCATTTTATCTGTTTCTTCGCCAGTGGTAAACATTTCACCATAAACACGCTTAAATCTAATAGCCTGTTCTTCTAACTTCATGAATGTTTTGGCTGCTGCTGTTCCAAGATACATGAGTGGTATAGTAAAACCAACCATTAACTGACGACCAGCCCACTGAGTATTCTTACCAAAGTTAAGTAGGTTTGTTGATCCTTGCTTTAATAACTGATTTAAAAGTTGTTGTCTCTGTGCTGCAATTTGAGTTTTAGTTGCAAGGTTTTCCATATCGAGGGCTAGTGGTCTAACTGCAATTGCCTTCATGGCACCATTTGCATCACGGCCCATCTTAATATATTGTGTTTGTAAAGTTTTTACTCTTTCACGAGCAACCTTTTCAATCGTATCAAACTCGGATCTAAATAATCGTCCAAAAGTTTTTGTAGATGCTCCAGCATAGCGGAAATACTCCCGCATTGTAAATTTATTTTTTTCTAATGCATTTGTAAAAGATTCTGTAGTGGTTTTAACTGTTCGCATATCTGCTGCGAACTTGCCAGTTGCATTAAGAGAATTAATTAAGTTTTGTTGTAAATTGGCAGATACTGCTGAAGCAGCAGCACCGCTTTTTGCCATTGAGGTGTGAAAGGCCGATATCTGTCGCTGAAGCGCCTTTATACTTGCTAACGCTTCCGACGTATCTATATTTACTTGAATATTTGACTGAATATCAGCCATTCACCAGCACCTCTATTAACTGTTTGTTACAAGACTGCCTACTAGCGATGCATCAGTTAATTTGATTCCAGATGCTTCTTCGACAATTTTGTATACAGTTGGAAGATCTAGATTTTCCTCTAGAGCATCCATATCTTCTGAAAGTTCAGGTTTGTATTGCTTCATAGCAATAGCAACGCACTCCATCAAAAGATTCATTGATTTTTCGTTATCTTCTGCCACTGCTGCGATACCCTCGAACTTTGACATAAACTGACGAAGTAGAGAGATCTTCAAAGGGCGTACCTTGATTTTTGTTCCATCTATTAATGTTACCGTTTTTTCTTCATGTACGGTAGTAGCCATTTATTTCCTCCTTATAAGGTTGAATTAATTATATCATAAACCAGCCTATTGACTAGTCTACGATTTCTTGATAATCTATTCCCATACCAATTCCAAATCCTGCCTGTTGAGCATTAACACCCTGTAAGGCCATAATATCTTTTGAATCTGTTGCCTTACCCTTACTAAAAACCCTTGCCTTAAGTTCTTCCCATGCATTTGACTTATTTGATTGTTTGTCTAAGTCTACCCCTTGTATTGCAGCCAAAAACTTTTTCTCAGAATAATCTAGTTCTCTTTTTATTTCTAGTGTTGCAAGCATTTCTGGCATAGATAAGGATGTCTCTAACTCTTCGTAATCTTTCCAAATGCCCAATAAAAATGTTTCAGATTCTAATTTTGCTAGGTCTAAGGTGTCCCATGTTGTTCCACTATCTGTTGCCTGTTTTTTAACTGACTTATCAGATTTAGCATTTACTTTAATACCTGCTGCTATATCTAATATTTTATAAATACTTGGTAAATCTATGTTATCTTCTAAATCTTCAATTGTTTTAATTTTAGGATAATATTGCTGCATTGTAACTCTTGCACACTCTGCTAAAAGTGAGATAGCCTCATTATCATCTTTTGCATCTTTTACTAATTCAAATGCAGACATAAACTCACGAAGGTATTTTATTTTTAATGGAGTAAGAGTTATTTCTTCTCCATTTACCAATGAGATTTTTGCAGTGTCATATATTTTTGTTGCCATTATATATAAGTATACCAAACAGAAAAGCCCAACCTTTTGGGCTGGGCTAATCTTTTTATTAAATTGTATTATTATACTGGAGTTACGGTACGATCAATGATCTTACCATAAGATCCTGAAGTATCTTCTGGAAGAAGACGGAATGAAACTTCAAACATTGTCGCTTCATCACGCTTTGCTGATACTGTTACGCTTTCAATTGAGAGTGCACGGTATGCAACATAAATTCTTTCCTTATTAGATCCTTCTGCACAGTCACCTGTTCCAGGTCCAACTGCAACCAAACCACGTTCTACTGGGCATTCGCCAAGATTTCCTGACTTAATGTTGAACACCTGTCCAGCAGATGTATCCTTGTCACCTGAAAGATCAGAATCTGATCCTGCAACTGCAACAAGAAGATTTTCCAATGTTGATTCAGCAAAAGTGGTATTTAGATTAACCTGCATACCTTGCTTAAACAACTTAGCAACGTCAAGAACCTGGTCAACTGCTACTTCACCGAAGTCTGGCTGAAACTGAAGTTCAAGACCATTCATGGTGTAGCCTAGTTTACGGAAATCGGAATCTCCGTCCATGGTTGTGGCATATGCTGTTCCACTAACAAATGCTGGGTTTCCACCAACTGCTAATGGACCTTCTTCGTGCACCCAAAGTTGGGCTGCACCGACGATAATATTATTACTATTACCTAGAGCCATTTATTTCACCTCTTTTTTTTCTATAGAATAAAAAGGCGTGTTTCCTCACTGATAATTATAACAGCCTTTTTGCTATATAATTGACCTGTCTTGATGGTATTCAAAGTCGATAATAATCTTATTGCCACCATATGTACGGGCTGTTCCAAAGTCTATAATGTCTCTAGTCTCTTCTAATTGGTATATTTTGAATCTATGGAAATAAAATTTACAGGACATGCCATCTATAACCTTGCCTTTAGCCCAAGCGTTTATTTCTTGTGCAGTTTCATCTTCACGGTCCATTAAACGAAGAACTGCCTCCTGAACCCTAACCATTTGATCAATAACGCCATTTTGAGTTGCATAAAAATAATATAATGCCTGTTCTTGTTTAATGTGTGGAAATGGAGATCTTCTCATTCTTATCAATCTATCCCATGTAGCCATTACACCAGCATAGGGATATCTTTCATCATTTACAATTACCCATTGTTCTGTTAAATCATCAATAGATGCTGGCATTGATGGAAAAAATGGCATAGCAATATTTGCATCATTAATAAGTTTTTCTTGTAAATAAGTATTAATCCAAAGTTGTGGTGTATTAAATGTTGATGCGGATTCTGCCATTATGCACCTATCCCTGCATTAGCAATCCATCTATACCCTGTTTCAACACCCTTAGATCTACCCGCTCTTTTGCCAGTAGGAAGATTTTTTTTATATGCTACTGGATTTTCTAAATATTTGGCAACGCCACTGACCCTTAAGAATGCCTGTGTGAAAAATCTATTAAAAAACTCATCAAATGTTTTTTCAAAACCACCCTGTACATTATCTCCACCAGGATTATTTATTTTTACTGGTCCTTGTGTAAAAACTTCTTCTCCGTTATCATTGAACGCTAAAACTTGAGCCTGTCTTGGTCTAATGATTACTGGAATTCCTGCCTCCATAATTCTTGCTTTATCATAAAATGGAACACGAGATCCATTTTTAATAGATACAGATTGTGAAAATGTTGATTTAAAAGAAAGACCCAAACCACTAACAGTATAGTTTATATCAAATAATCTAGCATTTGGACTTCCAGTTTGATCCCATTCATATACATGATGTAGTATTGCAGGATTTACTCTCGCACTTGAATCTATATATTCTTTCATTAATTCTATAGTCTCTAATCCAATAATATTTAGAAACTCCGTCTTTCCTTTTTTAATCCCATCTAAAAATCCAATAGAATAATCTACAATATTCTTCATATCTTTTTTAAACATCCTATTATCAAATGTTACTTTCATACATCTACCGCCTGATTTTCTGATCTGCGGATAACTAACTTATAGTACTCTACATTGCCAAATGGACCAGTAAAAGGGTCTTGTGTTGCTATTTCAAAAATGGTAGACTTTCCTGAACGAGGACCAGATGTTTCTAAATAAATTTCATTACAATTTTTATCACGTATATTTGTAATAATAACATTTGTAATTGAATTTTTAGCATCTAGACTTGACATGCGTATATCTGTCTTTGCTCTTCCAAGAAGTAGTTTTTCTTGAGTTATATTAATATTTGGTACAACCTCTTCCTTAAATGCTGTACCTGCTGCATTAAATGAACAAGCAATTGTACGATCTAAAACCCAAGTCTTTTTAACATTTCCATATGTACCTTGTTCAACTATTGGGTGGTATACATCAGCAAGCATAGGAAAAGTAAAATCTGGAGTTTCACAAACCACCATTATAAAACTCCTGGTTTAGTAATTAACTTTACATACTTATCTAATATTTTATCAACTAGCATGTTGCCAGTACCAGAATTAATTGATTTATCAAACTGAATTCTAAATTGATCTGTATTATATGATGATATATATCTCTTATAATAATCCAATTTTCCACATTTAATATCCTCAATTAGCATTCTAGTTGCTACTTCTACATCTGCTGGAACTGCTTTATATCCAACATCTAATATTATTGTATAGTCAAATCCTACAGGAAAATCTGATGCAAAGTTTCCGATAAATCCAATATCGCCTCTTCCAACTATAACCCTAGATGGACTTGATTCAAATCTATTTATTCTTTCCTGATACATTGACTTATCTACTCTATATATTCCAGAGTTATCTAATAAAAGTTTATACTCATATTCATAATCGTCTGGACTATCAGAATCAAAAACTAAAACATTATTTTCATAAACTTTAAGTATTTTATTTGTATCGTGCCATAAAGACAGATAGTCTGCCCCCTGACCAGTTGTATTTATAACTAGTTTATGGTTATAAAATCCATCTCCAACATATGTGTCAATCATTGATCTTGCAATAAGTTCATACATTTTATATTCTGCTATTTCAGACGCAGTTGTTCCAAACTCTGTTGGATTTATATATGGTCTTGTTATAGTTAAATTACTTTCATATAATGTATGCTCATGCTCTGTATCGTAAAATTTAATAAAAAAATCACGATCATATTGTACTTTTTCTAAAGGTAATTCATAAAGTAATTTACCGCTTGCATCTGAAAATAGATTTGTTTCTTCTACTGAGTGGTCCACCAAATCCTCAAGATATACAATATACTCATAATTGGGTATAGGTAAATCCCACGTTGTGGTTATAGGATATGGTGGAACTCTCAATACTTCCATTTAGCGACCAAACTCCTTGGCTACCTCTTCTGGTGTAGCAAGTCTAATATGATCACGTGTTAGCCATTTATCTGCAGCATCTTTATCTACAATATTATAGCCACGATAAACTTTTCCAACACCGCTCCATGTTACGTTTTTGGTTGAATAAATAGCAACAGTTTCTACCTTTTTAGAAGCAGATTTCTTAGCAGCAGACTTCTTAGGTTCTGGCTTGAAAACAGTTGCGCCAATAACTCCATTTTGTACAACTCCCATTGCTGGAACTTCTGAACTAGCAAATGATGGGGCTGTAATTACATTCTCTGCTGGAATAATAGCCTCTTCTTCAACAAGTGCTGCTGGAAGTTCTACTGGAGCAACTGGGGCCTCATATACTGGAGCAGGAACCTCTTCTGGTAGTTCTGGTGCTACATATGGTGTTACTTCTACTTCTGGTGCTGTATATTCTACTGAACCATTATTGTTTTCTTCTGACATTTATATACCTCCTGATGTCTATTATAACAGAATACTAAAAGTAAGAGGGGGAGGAGATCTAGCCCCTGCCCCCTCTCAAAAGGTACTGACTACAGATTATGCATCTGCTGCAGCATCTGCCCACGCAATTGCGTCTTCTTCTTCCCATTGAATACCGAAGCGGACGAATACTGTGTATTCAATTGTGTCCTTCTTCGCAATATATTCACGGTTGACGACGATATCACGCTGGAAGCCCCAAACACGGTTCTGTGGGAATGTCAAATCGACATATCCTGCAGGGTAGTAAGGAACTTCTTGTACATCAATTCCGAGTACACGAGTTGTACGTGCTCCACCGAATGTCTGTGCTTGACCATCAAGATATGCTTGACGATTTGCAGCAGTACCTGCTGGCTTACCAGCAAATGCTTCTGCAATTGCATCAGCAAGGGTACCGTTATTCTTAACAATACCTGCAAATGCATCTGTACCTGCATAGAACTTAAGATTGTTCTTAAGTGCACGATACTTACGTGGCATTGCAAGGATAATGTTTTGCATAACTTCTGGTGTCCATGCATTATCTGTAACTGTAACTACAGACTCATGGGAATCTCCATTATCCTTGTGCTTCTTGATGAAGCCAGGCATAATTGAGAGGAAGTCACCTGTTGAGCCATCGCCATTAATAGCGAGGTCTTCAATATCGTTAGCGAATGCGTTAGTCATCAATCTAACAAGATGATCTTCTAATGCAGCCCCCTCGACATTGTCTTCAAGTGCTTCTGCAGAAACTTCCCAATCAAGACGAAGTTTCTTTGTTGTTAATTCGACCTTAGAGAATGTTGCGCCTGTGTTAGTATAGTTACCAACTGCTTGTGCAGCAGCACGGATTACACGTTCACCTACGTTGATCTTCTCTAATTCCATGGTGTTTGCTCTCATGGTCACACGACGACCATCCTGGGCGAGAACGGTTGCATCCCACACATAGTCAATAAAACGCTGTGCTTGTTCAGGACGTAGAATTCCGCTTGCAGCATCACCCGAAGGGTTTACGGCATTAGGACCAGATGTAACACCAAAGTTAGCGTTTGGAATATTTCCAAGAGCGCCACCATCAGTATAGTTACCAGGAACATTAGAACCTGCTTCAGATCCAGATGCAAATGCACCTTGGCCTTGATACAATCCAGGTGTTGTTCCACCTAGTTGACCAGATTCTCCTGGTTGATTTTTCTTAATCTCTTCCGACATATTGTCACCTCCTAAGTGATTTAACCTATTTAAATAAGTCGGCTGTTTTGAGGAAACGTCCGCCCCATAGGGATTTTTCAGATTTTTCCATCTGAAGTTCCTGTACGATCTCGCCTAGATCGCCAGACTTTCGGAAAGCGGTATCTGCCTCTACAGCGTCGACTCTCTTTCCAAACTCATTAAAACGTTCATTTGTTGCAGCGATATCTTTGGCGACTGCTTCAAGTGAATTTTTTACTGCATCTGTATCAACCTTGCTGGACTTAAGCATTTCTACTTCTGCCTGCAAAGATTTTACAGTTTCTACTAAATCGCTAAAGGCTGATGTAATAGTATTCTTGATTTCTGCAATTGACTCTGCAACTACATCATCTGATTTAGATACTTCTGAAGTTTCTTCTACTGTTTCTGCTGCAACTGTCTCTTCAGACTTTGCAACTTCTTCTGCTACTGTGGCTTCTTCAGCCTTAGCAACATCTTCTGTCGCTGAAGTCTCATCTGACTTTTCAGCAACTTCTGCAACAGGAGCCTCTACTACGGCATCTGCCTCTGGAGCGACTTCTTCTGACTTTGTAACTTCTGTTGTTTCTTCAACAACTGTTGTTTCTTCTGTCATAGGATTTACCTCCTTGTTGATCTTAGAAGTATTAATGCCTTTAGCACTATCAACTAAGAATTTGACCATATCTATTTTTTCGTTGTCGTTTTTTTCAACGAAACCTATATTTTTCATTGGGGTTCCATTTGTTGGACTTAGTACTGACTCTTCTTCAGATACCATTACTATTCCAGATTCTTCATCATAAAAAACATTTTCAAGTGCAACATCTTGACCTTTAACAACAGCAACACCATCTACTTTTTCTACTTGCATAATATTTGCAAACTGGTTTGCTGGTGAATCTACTAATGATAATTCAACAAGATCGTAATCTTTAATAATTCTAATTGTTGCATCTGATTTCTCATCATAACCGTCATCCCATTTATTCATACGGCCACCAATTGAAAATCCTGTATATGTGCCGTCCAAAACTTTTTCCCATGCATCTTGTGCACCTTTAGAAACATATGCAGAAACAAAAACGCCGTTATAAAACTTTTTTGTATTTGGATCAAAATATTTATCTTGTTTAAATGAAACCATTTTTCCAACTGCTGATGGCTGATGCATCTCACGAATGTTTCCACGAAATGCAGAGAATGCTTTCATTGATGCTTCTGCTGTAACTATATCGCCTTGCTTATCAATATTATCAAGCGATGCAAATCCAGAGACAATACGTCTCTCCTTATCAACCTTCGCAAATGGAAGGGAAAGTCTTACTGAGTCGCCACTGGTATCCCAATGGGCTTTAGATATAGTCATACTAGAATATATTATATAGCCTTTTTTACTAATGTGTTAAAATAACCTACTGTGATGCCCTACCCTCGCCTTTGGGATTTCTTCCATCAACGGTGGCTGTACCATCAGATTGGTTATTAACTCGTTCTGCATCTCTTTGTCTACCCTGGTTTAACTGGGCTGGTTCATCTCCTCCAGTTATCATTGGTAAACCAAGAATCTGTCTTGCCTCATTTGGAACCATAACCTGGGTTTTTACATATCGTTCCAAAATTTGAGACTGTGCAATTTCATCTGTTAGTGTAAGTTCGTTAAACTTTAACTCTAAAATATCAGTTTTTTCTCTAACAACCTTATTAATCATTTTTTCAAGTTGTCTCTGGGCTGGTCTGGCCACCTGTTCTTTAAAGGTACGATCCTGTGCAAGTGCTGCTGCTATTGCTCCAGAATCACCACCACCAATCTTAGACAAAGGCACTTGATGTGCTATTAAAATGTCATCACGGTTTTGTTTGCGATATCTCTCAAAAGAACCCTCTTGAACACCATTCTCAATAGGCTCCATTTTAAACTCAACCTTATTGGTGTCTGTATCACCTGGTAATGGAATATATAAAGTTCTGTGATTTTGTCCCTTTAGACCAGTCTGTAAAAATCTAAACATTTTATCTTCTGCATCTGCAGAAAGTTTTGCACCCTTTAACCATACAACATATCTTGGAACTGCCTTGTTTCCAAAATAATCAATATTGTATTGTGCTGCTAATTGATCTCCTTGTAATGATGTAATAGCAGACATGATATCTGGAACACCATAGAACGTGTTTAGTGGAGAGTATTGCTTAAAGTGAATAATTTCATTTGGTCTTGTATCTGATGTTACTGGATTTGGATTTGTTGCACCAAAGTTACGGAAATATACAACCTTGTTTCCAATTATCTGCAAGAATCCATCACGCAGTCTTCGTACACGAATTGTTGTTGCTGGAATATGTCCTATATATCCAATCTCACCAGTTACAGTTCTTCCAATTTCTAGATATCCATTACCTACTGCCTGAACATCAGTATAAACTTTTTCCATTGTTGTAGTAAAAGAGTCATCGTCATTTAATGACTCTAGCCAATCACGTAGTTCTATTTTTGCTCTTTCAATTCTATTACGTGCACGACCAACTGCATCTTTATCGCTTGAAGACTCTAATTTAAGCATTGTTCTTGGAGAAATTTCAAAGTCGTATCCAAGTCCAACAATATTTTCTACCTTAGCATCAATTGCAGCATGATTAGCAAAAGACGTATCGTAATAGTTTGCAAGTTCATAAAGATTCCATGGCGGAGTTATAACATCAAATAAGCCATATCCGTTACGATATACGGTTCCTGGATTAATTTCTTTTGATTGTGCACCATTAATTCCAACTTGGTTAGTTCTTGCACTATCCATGTATGCTTGGCTAGGATCATTAGCCTTTGAAAGTCTTGCTGCTCTACGCTTAAAATTATTATCCAGTCCAGATAAAGATTTTAGATCTTCCCAGTTTTTATTAAATGGATCTGCCTTAGCAAAATAATCATCTTGCTGAATGGCATTATCAATTCTTGCACCTATAATATATTCATTTTCTTCTGACATTAGTCTTGTGCTCCATAACGCTTAATTGTTTGCTGTGCTGCATGTACTGCTCCAAGATCGTTAAGGTTTGGAATTAGACCCTGACGCATTCTTTCTTGTTGCTCTGCATACTCTTCATCTGAAATTCTATTAAGGCCTGCAAAAAATATTGCTTCACCATCTGGCTCTCCATAATGTGCTGCTGCTGACTTTAATTCTGCAATCTTAGCAATGTCACCCTTCATTGATGGTATATTTAATACGTTTCCCTGGCCATCGGTAAACCATTTACCATTAGACTTTTTCCAAACATAAATACCCCAATCATAGTTTTTATCTATGACTTTGATTTTAGTTTTACCTAGATTTGGCTTTTTCTGGTCTTTCATAACCACAAGTATACCATACTATACGGCATTTTGGATTTTAGATTGCCATGAAATATCTGCATAAACCTTATATTGGTATCCGTTTAGCCTAAATTCTCGTGTATCATCAACTATGATTTTGTTGGTTCCAGTATAACTCTTGTAGATGTCTGATGGCTTTACTCCATAATATGAGGTTGTAGATAATACCAATACCCCCTGCCAAATATATGCAGATTCCCAATACTGCCAATCAAACTGTAATCCACCATCCCTCTTAACCCTAAACCATGGTCTTTCAATGACATTCTGTACTTCCTGTAGGTTGGTAGATTTATAGTGGGATACTAGATTAACTAAAAGTGGACCATTTATTTTAATAGAGCCAACATAGTTGGTAAAATCTAATAAATTAGAAAATGATATTCCAAGGAAGGACCACTCTTTAATTGTTATTGTTGGATCCTTAACAATCTTTCCGTTTAAGTAAAAGCCAATACCCTCTTCTACCTGACCAGTTTTTGCATTAATTGCATAAATTCTTGCTCTTTTGCCATCTGGATGTGATGCAACCATAAAGAATTTAATTAAATAGTCCTTGCTTTCTATTTCAAAAATTTGTGTTGGAGCATATGGAAAAAAATCTTCATCAAACCGTATCGCTGCCTGCATTGCCATAACCTTATAATCTGATGATGACGCTGGATTAATTGGAATAAAAATACCACGATTAACAAGTGGATCATATTGTCCACGAACCTGAATACCAGAATATCTGGTTAAGTAAAGATATGGAGAACTACCCTTGTAAATTGTAAATGGATTTTGGTTTTTAAAGTCATAGTAATATCCTGTTTTTCTATATGGATAAATTGGCACTGCAAATCTGGTTCCAATTTCGTTAGGAGACACATCATTGAAAGCCTGAGATGCTAACTGTAACTTTTTAACTTGTACTTTATTTTTTAATACATTTTTAACTTTAAAATTAAGTTCTACAACTATTGCAAGATCATTGAAGTTAGCACCAGTTGGTGGATAAATTAACATATTGTCTACAATTTCATATTTTGTTTGTAGCCAATCATCTTGTGGATCAATAATACCTATTTTTGGTGCCTTTTCTTTATTAATAAAAAATGAATCTGGAGCATTGGCACCTGTTTCTAAATATTGAAATGTTATGTATGATTTTACTAAAGAATTAGATGTATCATATTTATAGGTTTTTTCTGATTTATTTTTTAAATCATTGTAATCAAGGTATCCTGTAAAAAGATGATTATCAAGTGACTCATAAGTTCTTAAAATTGGATTAGAATATTGAGAGTGTAACTCTCCATATGTCCATTCACCCTCTGTTTCTTCTTCCAAAAATATTGATGGTGCTGGATAATTAACATTAAATTGTATAAAGTCTAAGTCATAATATGAATCACCACGTCCATCAGTAACGTACTGTGCAAAATATGATAACGGTATTTGATCTTCCCATGTTCCTTGAATATCTATTGTTAAAGAAAACTTATCAAAATCTATAACTGGAGAAAGCGTGTATGTTGCTGTATGCATATCTAATGCATTGCTTGCAAATGATGTTGGAGATCCACCATCTAAAACATATAACCAAAAATACTGATTTGTTCCATAGTATTGTCCTGCATCATAATCTATTTGAGATGAATATAAGTTAAATATATTTTCAAAATCTACTGGGATTCCTAGTTCTGAATTAAATACATGAGAAATAGATAAAAAGTTTTTATTGCTAGAAAAACCAATATGATATATATTCCCATCAAACGTATTGGTTAATTCCTTGCATCCACCAACATATAGTTTTGCTGATGATAAGTTGCCAAAAAATGAAGTAAGTCTACCACCATAATATGTTACAAATGTTGGTATATCTATTCCTGCAACAAAGTCATCTCCAACTAAAATTGAACTAGATTCATATATTTCATCGATCTTTGTTTGAGACTGACCATCTAACAATTCTTCATACTTAAATAAATATTTAATTTTATTTCCAACAAGTTCAATACTGAAGTATTCTTTTGTAACTGCATTATCTATTCTAAATAGTATTTTAGTTCCTACTATATTTGAAACCTTAAAAATACCATATAGCGCCTTAGATGAAGTTATCATAGATATGTCATCAAACAAAAGATATCCATTAGTATCAGACCAGCCAGTTGGTTTTAATTTAAGATATAGGTTATCTTCTGTAGGTAAATTCTTGCATGCATCATATAGTTCATTTACAGTTTTATTACTTAAAAATATTTCTGGCAACTTATAATCTTTTGTTGTTAAAAAGTTATTGGTTACAGATAGATTATCTATAGATGCCTGAGACCACGATCCAAGATCTGGATACATATAGTTGTTTGAATAGTCAGCAAACGGATAATCTATAAACATTGATGTTCCACTATATGATGCATTAATATTTTCTGGAACCTCTACTCCCTGTCCATATACAAATCTTCTTTTTGCAACTAATGATGGAACTGGATAAGAATATATAGATACGCAATCAACTTCTACAGGAGAAACATCTTCATATGAATAAAACCCAAGCCAGTCTTGAGTCTTTCCAGATTCAGATAGGAGTTTAGGAAATGATAGGCTAGATGTTAAAATGTTCAAAGATATAACCTCTTCACCATTAATCATAAGTGATGCTGAGTTGCTACTATATTTAATATGTACGATCATTGGCCTTGTCCACTCACCAATATAATGGGATCCAAATGTTTCCCCTACTTTCAAAAGTATGAATGGTCCGTCTACATAAAGGCCATCTGTTGATGATATTGGACCAAAGATCCTTTTTCTAGTTGATGAATCTGAGTTTACTCTTAGCCACATTTCTAATGTATATTCTTTAAATTTTCCAGAATCATTTAAAAATCCATAGCCAGGAATTATTAATGATGGCTTGTTGTCATTTGGAGAAAGAATAGTTGTATTACCCGAACCATAAACAATTGGTATGCCAGAATTTTTAGCAACAAGTGCATTGTCAGTTACAAAATAATATCCAGGAGTATTTTGTAGTCCATATGATTTTGCTTCTATTACAAATGATGTGTCGAGTGCTATTGACGATGGCAAAGATATTTTGTTTGATCCTAAAGAACTTGAATTAAACTCTTCCGCCCATTGGCCCACAGTAAATCCGTTAACAAAAAATATGTAATCATCCGTAGACTCTGCTCCACCAATATAGTTAATCTTTAATACTAGTTTTACTGCTGCAACTTCAGACGGTATTGTAAATGTTTCAGAAACAAATACCCATCTATTATAAACAGATGTTCCATAGTTTTTTAGTTTTTCAACCGTTGATGCTGTGGTTTCATCATAATATTGATATCCAATTTCTATACCAGAAATATATGGACTATTGGAGTATATATACGCTCCAATTGAAAAAGTTGCCATATAAGTATTTAAATCTTCTAAATTAAATACTTCATCACTAATACAAATAACTTTTGAATAATCTTCAGATGTTACATTGCCGACTAGTTTGGTAACTGATGATGAAGGAAATGGTTCATCTATCATTGTAAAATCTTCAGTTGCAGATCCACCAGTTACCGTCCAATTATATACTTTGCGATCATTTTCTGAAATTAAAGAAATATAGTCTGCCTGATCGTCCAAAGCCCAAAGAACTGTTGGATGTTCCGAAAATATTTTTTCTGCGTATAGGTTCGATGGACTAGACATAATAAGTCTATTTTATCATACTACGATATTTTTATTTCACAATAATCTGTAGTGCAATATGCCTCTCCCTGAGCCTCAAGATTATCCACTCCATCATAAATAGCAGACCAATCAATCTTCTTAATCTTTCCAATATATTCATTGTATTCTTCTTCTGTTATTTGAGTATATGGCTGTTGAGGATATACTGTATTGCCCATAGGTAAAAATGATACGGCCTTCAATTGTCCCTCGTACATATGCAGTGCTGGGGCAACATGCTTAGACTCTGATTCTTTATCAAATGAAAGGGTTACAGAAACTCCATTATCTGACCAGTACTTTTGAGCAGTTGCTGCAAGAGCAATTTTTTCAAATAATGTTACATCTTTTTCAGAACGTGCATGTCCAGACTTTACTGGAAAATAAACAACAGATGTGTTTTGTGATACAACATCTTTTTCAATCTTGTATCCTGCTGCTTTAAATAAATGCATCATAGGGTCTGTTTCTCCAAATCTAATTGCACGAAGAAAGAAACTTCCTCCAGGTCCCCAGTGAACTCCAGGAGTTGCTCCAGAAAGAATTGACACAGATCCAGATGGTTTAACCGTTGTTACACGAATTGACTCACGAACACACAGCCACTCTGAATATTGATGATCGTATTTACGAATAGTATTATATCCCTCATCCATCCACTCACGAACTGTTGGCAAACCATTTTTGTCTGAGAAAGACGCAATACCAGTAAGTGACGTTCCAATGCGACGATTACGTTGCATAATTCCATTTGTTTGTTGCCAATGGGTTGGAACAAGAGTTACAGTTTTACCATATAAATAAGCAAACTTAAGGGTACGCAAAAAGTCTTCCTTGGATTCATGACGATTTAAATGTACTTCTACAAGTGTACAGAGTTCGTATGACTCTAATGGCTGCTCTGCACAAGGATTAAAGCCCATTACTCTATAATCCTTACCGTCTGGCGCATCCTTAAGTCTGCCGTAGTTTCTTGCAACGTCAAGCCATATAAAACCTGGCTCTCCATTATCTACAATTCTGTCAACATATTGTTCATAATTTGTTCCAACTGTTGCAGATATAGAATTATTAGACATCCAGGCCCATCCTGGATTTTCTGGATCAAATGAATTTCTTTCTGGAAATATTTCTGGATTTTTTAAATTAATAAAAGAATCGTCTCCAGAAGCACCTAATGCAAGTGTTGCAGATCTTCTAACATTTCCAGCAACAACACATGTTCCAATTAAATTAACAATATCTACTATAGCCCTAGAATCAAGTATTTCGCCTGCTCTAGCACCTATTACTTTGCGGATGCTATTGTGCAACTTAATTAATGGTTCTGGGCCACTGGCGACCCCTCCAAAGCCCTTAATTGGTGCTCCTAGGGGACGTATAAGGCTATAGTCAAACTCTTGAATGTTTTGGTTTGGTCTAAGAAATGAGTTAAGGAGAAGTCTAACTGATTCTACCCAACCTTCACGTGTGTCTGGTATTTCATATTTTACAATTGGTTCTGTTGGAGCATAGATCTGAAAATTCTTATCCTGACCAACAGTATCAAATCCAACTCCAACGCCAAGCATCAAGGCATCCATTGTCCATGCAAATAATGCACCTGGATCATTTTTATCTAAATCTTTTGTAGATACCATTGCACAGTTTTGAAGTGCAGCAGAATTTCTTTTTTCCATAGTCATTGGAGTTCCAAATGCCCACATACCACGACCTGGTGGAGTCCATTTTAATTCAAACATGCGCTGAAATGCTTCTTGAGCAGATTTCTGTGCTTTATAGTCATTCCATGGAAGTCTATTTTCTTTAGCCCAATTCTTTTGAACTGAATACATGCCCTCAATTACACGACGGCAAACCTCGTGCCAGCGTTCTTTAGTTCCATCTTCCTTCATACGGGAGTAGGTACGAATAAATGTAATCTCTCCTAATGAGTTACCACCAGCGTCTATAAAACCAAAAGGCGACTCCTTTGACTTATACTCATTTATGAACTCATCTGGTAAACGAAAACTAAAAAAATCTGACATGTGTTTCTCCTTTTAAAAAACTGTGATTGTGTAAGTATAGCAGAGTTTTTAATTTTTGTAAACTCTCAAGTTATTGTTGATACTTATTATTCGGATTTAATACCTTTAGATCCACAACGGATACAAGTTTGATAAGTTCTCATTGTATATGGACAGGATGATTCTTCTATCTTGTGACCAATAATCAAACATTTAATCTTATTCATTTTCAATCACCTCAAATGATATTGCTCTATTAGGACAATGTGATTGTGCAATCTTAACCTTTTCTAATAAAGAATCATCAACACTATACTTCCAGGTTTTTCTTTCACTTTCAACAAGATCAAAAACTTCTGGTGCATCAAACACGCATTGCCCCCAAGCCTGACAATCTTTATTTATTTTAATATTAATCGCCATAAGAGTCTATTTCTTTTAATGCTGCAAGTATTTCAGATTTTACATTTTCATAACTATTAAAATCTGTATCAGCAATATCATCGTGTAATTTTTTAATTTTTTTCTTTAACTCGAGGTAGGCCATATTGTTTTGTTGGGCATTTCTTTCTGCCATATACTTTCTTTCTTTGTCCATACCTTTCATAAAATTCCAAATACTATTTCTATAGGTATCCCGATCTAATCTAAGTTCCTTGATAGTGAGTCTAGTATCTATTGTGTATTTATAAATAACTAAAAACCCTATCAAGGATACTATAGAAAATAAAATGAAAAAGGAGATTCCATGCATAATTATCCTTCAGCGATTTTAATTTTATCTGAGCATTCCTGAACAAGAATATCTGCTAACTCTTTAATGACAGTAAACTCATATTTGCCAGAAACGTTGATCCTTACTTCGTCCATTATAACCTCCTATATCAATGGGATCCAGTGTTGTTCCCACTCTTTTGGAATAAATCTTAGTGGAATTACATCATAAGCAATAGTGATTCTTGGTCCATCCCAAGACCAATCTCCCATTGCATGAGGGTGTCCAGTTTCTGATAGAATTGCACGATTGTTTTTATTATCTACTGCAATTTCTTTTTCAAAAACCCTATAATGTGTTTGTGAAGGTTCTGCCTTAACACAATAATATCCATGGAAATGAGGAGATCCTTCTCCACCATGCTCGTGCCAATCTAATTTTCCAATATGGTTATAATTAATATTAAACCATCCTTGAACATAAAATTGCTCTTTGATAAAATCTAGTTCATAATGTTGGCATGCATCCATAGTCATATCTCTTACTGCTCTAAATAATGTATAGATATTTTTATCATAGAACTGAAATACATTATATTTATTCCAATTTACTGTAGTTACGCTACCAGAATTATCCCAAGGAGTTTTATTGTTTTTATCGCCCTTAATAAGTTCTCCTCGATTAATCCTTTCATATTGATGAACTAGAAGTTTTTCTAATTCATCTAGATCATTCATATCTATTTGTCTTTCAAAGAATTTATGTTCTTTGGTTGATTTACTATTGCTTGGTTGGTTTGCATCACCATATTCATATTGTTTTTCCATTTTATATCCTATCTGTATTTCTTTCTTATCCATCTATGCTTTTTATAGAATCCATAAATATAATTTCTTTTTCTTTCAAGATCCCATAGTCCTTCTGCCTGTAGTTTATGATCTACTTCCATTGTCCAGTTTGCTCTTTTAATTGGAATAATGGACATAATTGGAGTACCTTTTTTAATTGTTCCCTCAAAATCTTTTCTCAAAAAGAATGTGACAACATTGCCAGTAAACCATCTATCTGAATCTTGAATTGCAGTCATTGTAAAAAATGGTAAGTCATATCTATCTATTGGATGTGTAATCATTGCTGACCATCCTTCTGGCATCTTTGTTCCCCATCGCATATCCCAAACAAAGTGTATTGGATAACATCCAGATGGTACTGGAAGTTCTAAATGTCCACGCATCTCAATTGGTCTTGGTGCATCCTCATCCCACCAGACATCTGGTCTATCTGGATCATCTGTTTTTGCAACATGAACATCTGTAGGAAGCAAATAGTGATATCCACAGGTAATAGCGTCAAAGAATGGCATGCAGTGCTTTACGCTAATTGATGCTGAATCTGCTCCACGATTATTCATAATCGATAGTCTATCAATTTGATCATTCATCTGATAGATAGGTCTATCTTTCCACCAGTCTGGAAGATTATTAATTGCTGGTTCTGGCCCAGGTGTTGTATTTATATATGCAGTAGAAGTATAAAACTGAACAGTTAAGTCCTCTAATGGTTCTGGATTTGCATATTTTTCTTCAAACTTGTCCATTAATTGAACACCTTCTTTTCCCACATTAATCTTTTATATGCTCCACCAAACTTATGTCTTAGTTTCCATGGAATTGATCCTAAAACTTTTAGGTCTGGCTTTTCTAAAATATTTGATTCCCACTCTTCTCTTTTATATGGTATACATTGAACTAGTGGAGTACCAGCCTCAAGTATTCCCTTAAATCCTCTTTTGATACGCATTGAAAATGGTCCATCTGAAGGATATAGATCTGTATCAACGATTGCTGGAACTATTTCAAATGGTAAACTTGTATGAAATGATGGCTGTATAAATAATGTACTATATCCCTTTGGTGTAGCAACAACCCACATAGGATGAATTCTAAAAATGTCTTCCATCCAATCATCTTTATCAAAATCCCAACCCTCTACTTGTTCCTGTGAATGAACTGCAACAGATTCTTTATGTGCATCATGAACTTGCCAAGTTAGTTTTGGACCTGTTGCATCAACATATATATCACAAGGAGTTTTTAACAAATATCCAGTTGACAAAAGATCTAGTATTCCAGGACATTTTTTTACAGTTTCATTATACTGTCCACGTACAACCTTTTTTTCTCCATTAACATATGGATGAACTTTTCTCCACCAGGCTGGCAAATTTTTAACCATTGGCTCTGGTTTATGTGTATATTCAATAACAAATTCATTTTTAGGAATAAATGTTATTTTGTTTTTATTAATTTTCATAAAAATCTACTTTCATATAAAGAATAGTTGTATCATGCTTTATGTAGTGCATTGCAGCCTTTATGCCTCGCTTAAATATTACTGGCACATCAACCACTCCCTCTTCAGTTTCTGGAATATCATTAGTATCAATAACTGTTTCTGGTGACTTCCAGTATACCATATCCTCGTTAGTAAAAAATGTTAGTTTGGCTGGTTTTTGAGGTAACCATCTTATTTTCCATACATATACTCTTGGACACCATTCATCATCTAGATCTTCTTCATTTACAAAATTTTTAGTTGCATCAACATATCTATATAGTGTTCTTGTAATAAACTTATATTCATTGCCACGAATAATAGTTCCAGAGTTTTCATATTTATGCTCAAATGGAATTAGGTGTGGATAGGCATCAGCAGATATATTTATTTTATAAAGATTATCTTTAATATTAATTGGAGGTTCCACCACCTCATGCGTCCATCTATTTTGGGGAACAAATAGGTGTTTTTCTTCACGATATTCCTCTTGCCAATCTACTTCATATTGAGCAAATTGAGAGGCTTCATAATTTTCTCCGCTTTGTATTTTTTCACTATATTTTCTAGTAAATGCAGCAATTTGAGGACTTATGCTGTAAGGTGTAGCACTACCTATCCTTTTTTCATTAAGTGCTATTAAGGTATCTGGAATTACAAATGGCTCATTTGACCATTCATCAGAGTAATAGTTGTGATTTGGAAGCCTAGTCACTTATCTAACTGTTCTAAATGAGTCGTGCACTAATGCCGAGTTAGTGAAAAACATGTCATGTGGTTCACAGTTGATACTATAAACTCTATCAATATAAGCAATGATTGATGCAGAGGTTACTGGAACCCAATCCATATTAGAAAAATTATATATTTCATATGTTGTATCTATATCTGTGGAGTTCACAAACTTAACAACACCATCTTTTTTAGTTAAAATCCAGTGATGTGTAGAGAATATATCTCCATTAATAGATACCGCTTCTGCAGAAACCCTACTTGATATATCTACAACTGTTGTTTCTACGATACCGTTTCCAGAAAGTGCTTCTGAATACCATGTTGCAGGATTAAAGTTTTCCATATCTATTTCAGATACATCTAGAGATAACAATATATCTCCAATTTTTACGTTTTCTGCAACTATAGTTCCTGTTGGTGTTAGGAGACCAGTTTGACCACCAATTGAATACCAGTGATTGAATCCATGGTAGAATCCACCATATCCATGTCCAAATCCACCATAGTGTCCAAATCCACCATATCCATGTGAGAATCCATGATAAAATCCACCATATCCATGTGAGAATCCATGATAAAATCCACCATAGTGTCCGAATCCAGAATAGTGTGCGAATGAATGATAGAATCCACCATAATATGCTGCATAGTGGCTAAATCCATGATAAAACGCTGCATAGTGAGTAAAACCATGATAGAAGCCATGATAGAAGCCAGCATAGTGTGTAAAGCCAGCATAGTGGGTAAAGCCAGCATAGTGGGTAAAACCAGCATAGTGTGTAAAGCCAGCATAGTGGGTAAAACCAGCATAGTGACCAAAACCATGATAGAAACCATGATAGAAGCCAGCATAGTGGCTAAAGCCAGGATATACATAAACATAATAGTTAATACCAATTGTAGTTCCAAAAGGAACAACGGTACCAGGTGCTATATTTTGTGAACCCCACTTTTGATCTAAACCACTATCAGAAGTATTTGTAGAACTTTCTGAATAAAACAAACCAATGTTAGATAAATATGATTGGTATGAAGATCTTGTGTAAGTTTGGTCGAAAGAAGGTACTGCCGACTTTCTTACTGTTCTACCTTTGCTTCTTGATAGTGCCATTTAAATCAATCTCCTTATTTTTAAATTATACTACTGTTTACGCTGAAAGGTCACCCATTACCACGAAGGTATTGGCTGCTCTCTTAAGAATTGTTGCAGAGGACCATTGAGCACGTAACTTCAATCCTGGAGTTGCATTTACTGTTACTCCAGCACCTCCAGCAACTGTAACCTGTGAAGATCCAGTTTGAATAACATCCATAGATGCTCCAACTGGCCAGAAAGAGTTATCTGCAGGAATTGTTATTGTTCCACCGTTGCTCATTTCACGAATGTTATTAACATCTGCAGACACAATAGTATGTGATCCACTCATTGTATTAATTGTTGCTGCATTATCAGACTTTGTTGCCAAGGTTGTTGAAAGAGCAGTTCCACCAAGAGTTACTGATGATGCTGCTGGTAAAGCAACCGTTCCAGTAAATGTTGGGCTTGCAGTTGGTGCTTTTGCTGCAAGTGATGTAGTCACTGTTGATGCAAAGTTAGCATCATCACCAAGTGCTGCAGCAAGTTCGTCAAGAGTATTTAATGCTCCTGGCGCTGATGCAATTAGGTCATTTACCGCACCAGTCACGAATGCTGTTGTAGCAATCTGAGTTGTATTGGTACCTGCTGTTGCTGTAGGCGCAGTAGGTGTTCCAGTCAATGCTGGAGACGCAATGTTTGCCTTTAGAGCAATTGCAGTTGCAGATGTTGTAATTGCATCTGTCTTTGCATTGTCTGCATAAGACTTTGTTGCAAGATCTGCAGTATTGGCGATACCATGAACATTTGTTGTTGCATTTGCATGTCCTGAAGCAGATGTTGCACTTGTTTTTAAAGATGTAATATCAGACTCTGCTGTTGTTAATCTTGTATCAATTGCATCAACATTTCCATCTAAAGTTGATAGATTTGTTTGTAATGTTGCAATATCTGCGTTAGAATCTGACAAATCACTTTGTAGAGTGCTTATATCAGACTTTGCAGAACCTAGACTAGAATCTAAATCAGAAACATCAGATTGAATACCAGAAATTGTGGTATTAATTAATGAAATATCAGAATCGTTAGAATCAATTCTTCCATCTAATGTAGATACATCTGTTTGAATATTTGATATAGTTGTATTTATTGTTGAAATTGATGCAGAATTTCCAGTAATTGTTGATTCTGCTGCATCTAAACGTGTATCAAGTTCTGTTAGGCTATTTGTTTGTGAAATATCGTTTGCCTGAAGAGTTGATATATCACCATTAATATCTGTAATCGATGTATTAATTGATGTTACACTTGTTTGCAAATCTGCTACATCTTCTGAAATACCAGTAACATTTGTAGTAATAGTATTAAGGCTTGAAGTTGTTGATGTTGCAAGTTGTGACACTGTTGTATTTGTAGTTGCTATTGATGCATTTACATCTGTTGAAAGTGTTGTTATTGCTGAATTTAATTCTGCATCCATCAATTCCATTTTATCCTGAACAAATGCTGTTGTTGCAGGTTTTGTAGAGTCATCTGATAACGATGGTGTTGCAACAGTTACAATTCCAGTAAATGTTGCTGCATCAAATGTTGCAGTTCCTGAAAATGTAGGAGATTCTAGTGGTGCTTTTGTTGCTAACTGTGCTAGTGATGCCTTATCTGCCATTGCTGCACTTACAGAGTCAGCATAGTTTGGATTATTGTTAAATGCATTTGCAATTTCTTGCAAAGTATCTAATGTTCCTGGAGCAGATCCAACTACCTCAGCAATCTTTGTATTAATTTTTGCTGTTAGGTGTCCATCTGGTAATTGGGCCACTGGCAATAAGCCGTCTGCATCTAGAGTTGCAACTCCGCTTGCTGTACCCTTTTGAGAGTTAAGAACAAAGTTAGTAGTATCAAAGTCTTGTGAGTCTGTGAAGTATAAGAGAGCAGACCATACAGATGAGCCATTACCTATCTTAAATTTACCTGTATCAGTCTCAAATCCGATTTCTCCTGCTGCTAAAACTGGGTCTGCTGCATTCCATTGTGCTGCAGTACCTCTACGCTGTTGCATTCTAATTGCCATTATTATCTCTCCTTAGTACATTTAAGTACATTATATTTCATTTTTTTATACTCCGCCACCATCAAGTACTAAGTTTCTACTTGCTAGTGCTTCGATAGCAGCATCAACAAATGCTGTTGTTGCTACCTGTGTTGTGTTTGTTCCTAATGCTGCTGTTGGCGCTGTTGGAATACCAGTAAGTGATGGTGATGCCAAAGGCGCTTTCAAATTCAGTGCTGTTTGTGTGGCGTCAGACACTGGTTTATCTGCATCAGAAGTATTGTCCACGTTTCCTAAGCCAACCATTGACTTAGTAATACCAGAAACTGTTCCTGTAAATGTTGGAGAAGCCAAAGGAGCCTTGAGATCAAGAGCGTCCTGTGTTGCATCTGACACTGGCTTATTGGCATCTGATGTATTATCTACATTTCCAAGACCAACCATTGACTTTGTAACACCAGATACTGTACCTGTAAATGTTGGATTTGCAAGAGGTGCCTTAAGAGCAAGAGCATTTGTTACTGTACTTGCATAGTTTGCATCGTCGCCAAGTGAGGCTGCAAGTTCATTTAGTGTGTCTAGTGCACCTGGAGCGCCAGCAATAAGGTCTGCAATTTTTGTATCTGTGTATGATTTAGCATCTGCTTCTGAAGCGTCTGCATAATCTTCTAAGTCAGAAACTGCACTTGCAAGTGCTGCTGCTGCTGTTGCTTCTGCACCAGATTTAGCGGCATTAGCCTTTGTAGTGGCGTCTGCTGATGCAGTTGCCTCTGCTGCTGCCTGTGCAGCATTTGCCTTAGATGTTGCATCTGTTGCTGCAGTAGAAATTGCCTGTGATTTAGCAGTTGCAATATCTGCTGTTAATGTTGTTGATAGCGCTGAGTCTGCCGATGTAGCAAATGACTGCGCTGCAGCCTGTGCTGCGTTAGCCTTTGTAGTAGCGTCTGCCGATGCTGTTGCTACTGCATCTGCTTCTGATTGATCAGCATATGATTTTGTAGCAAGCAATGCTGTATCAGCAATTCCATGAATGTTAGTTGTATCTGATTGATGATTAGAAAGATTTGTGGCAACGGTTGTAAAGAATGCTGGATCATCTCCAACTGCTGCTGCTAACTCATTTAATGTGTCAAGAAGAGCGGGAGCGCCATCAATTAGATTTGTTATTGCAGCATTATCAGAAAAATATGTAAGGTTTGACCAACGATTGCTGCCATCGCCTATTTTAAATTTATTTGTGTCTATTTCAAAACCAATTTCACCTGCTGCAAGTATTGGGTTAGCAGATGTCCATGTTGAGGCAGTTCCTCTGCGCTGTTGCATTCTTGTTGCCATTTATATCTCTCCTTGTGGTATTTCTACCATGTATTTCTTTTCCTATTATAACATCAATTTTTAATTGAAGTTATCTGTTGCTACTCCACCATCATATAATACGCTCCAAGAGGAACTATTTGGATCCCCAGCATCCTGTCCAGGTGCTTGAGGATCATATGATGTACCAGCATCAACAAAATTAGTAACGATTAAACCATTACCATCAATTGATGTATCGTGGATATGATCTGGAAGATTTAGTGTATCTTCTACATTTGCTACTGTTAACCAGGAACCACTGTAGTATACATTTACTCTTTCTGTTACTGTGTCAAACCATAAATCACCATTATTTGGTGTAGAGGGAGCGGTAGCCCCAACTTGCATACCGCTAACTAATGAGTCAACATATTCTTTAGTTGCAGCGTGAGTAGATAGAGTAGGGGTTGCTACTACTACCGCTCCTCCAAACTCACCACCACCATTGACGATAAGTCCATTTTTAACCTTGAAGTCTTTATTGACTGTTGCGCTTGCTACCAAGATTACCACTCCCTCTTTTTATTTATTTTACTACTTTAAAAGTGTTCCAACAACAGCCACAGTTGAGGAGTTGTTAGATGTTGTAACACGAAGACGGACATCTGATCCACTAACATCTGCTGAAACAGATCCAAGTGAGCCATTTGTTCCTACCATCGCATATTCTGTAATTGCAACATTATCAGATGTGTCAAGGGTTAGAATAACCTTTGATACTTCTGTGTGAGTTCCATTTGCAATCTTGACAAGGAATTCGGCAGAACGATAGTCTGCAGAAGCCCATGACACTGCTGTATTTGTGCTTGCAGTTGGAACTGATGCTGATGCTGCAACCTGCTTTGCTACAGTTGCAATTTCTACTGCAGGGAAGTCAGGTGTGACTGCCTCAAGAGCAGATACTGCACGAGCATTTGTAAAGTAAAGGTTTGATGTACCTTCATCAAGATCATCTGTATCAGAATCTGCGACACCGTTTTCTGCGGTAATTGTAAGACCAGATCCGTTTCCAGTAATCTGAATGTTTGTAAGAGTTGCACCAGTTAGAAGTTCTGCTGCTGCAGTCTTAGCACGAGCAGATGTGTGATAAAGATTGCTTACGCCCTCTTCAATATCATCTGTATCAAGTGCATCTACTGCTACTGTAATTGCAGAGTTTCTATCAATTACTTCTTGTGCAATTGCTGCTGCAAGATCATCTTGACTTGAAGAATCAAGGTTTGCAATAGCAACGCTAATTGCAGAATTTCTATCAGAAACTTCTTGTGCAACTGCTGCATTAATTGCAGTATTTCTATCAGCAATCTCTGTTGTAATTGCAGAAGATATTGCAGTATTTCTATCTGCTACTTCCTGAGAAATTTTTCCATCTGTATATGAGTTAGCATCTGACTCTGCAGCATTTGCTTTACTAGTTGCATCTGCTGATGCTGTAGCAATTGCGTCTGCTTCTGCAGCGTCTGCATATGCTCTATATGCTGTAGTGATTGCTGTTTCACGAGCATCTGTGTAAGCCTTTGCATCAACTTCAGCAGCGTCTGCATAACCTTGTGCTGTTACATCAAGGTCAGATATTTCGTTATTTACATATGTTATATCTGCCTTTAGAGCAAGACCATTTGTAATTGTTGTAGCAAAATTAGAATCATCGCCAATAGCAGCAGCAATTTCATTGAGTGTATCAAGAAGTGCTGGAGCAGAGTCTACAAGATCTGCTACCTTTTGATCAGCATATGACTTTGCAGTTTGTTCTGCAGTTAATGCTGCATTACTAGCATATCCTTGATATGCAGTAGTAATTGCAGTTTCACGAGCATCTGTGTATGCTTTTGCATCTACTTCTACTTGGTCTGCATATGCTTCATAGGCAGTTGTAATAGCAGTTTCACGAGCGTCTGTATATGACTTTGCATCTGCTTTAGCAGCATTGGCCTTAGTGGTAGCATCTAATGCTGCGCTTGCAATTGCATCAGTTTCTGCCTGATCAGCATAGGCCTTAAGTGAAAGATCAAGTGCTGAAATTTCATCATCTGTATAAGAATTTGCTGATGCTTCTGCTGCATTTGCCTTTGAAGTTGCATCAAGGGCTGCTGCTGCAATTGCATCTAATTCTGATTGATCTGCGTATGCCTCATATGCAGCAGTAATTGCTGCTTCACGAGTATTTGTATAATCTTCTGCAGTATCAATTGCCTCAGATTTTGCTGTAGCAACTTCTGCATCTGTTGCAAAAGATCCATTTAGTGTTGTAGAGATTTGAACATTTTGTGAACCATTGAATGATACAGAACCTGTAACATCTCCAGTAAGTTCAATTGTACGAGAAGTCTCAAGTGTTGTTGCTGTGTCTGCATTACCAGTCACATCACCAACAAGATCTGCTGTTATTGTTCCAGCAGCAAAGTTGCCATTAGCATCACGCTTTACAACCTTATTTGCTTCGTTATTAGAGGTGGCTGTTCCACCAATTAAGTTGACGATATAATTTTGATCGTCTTGCTTCTTAGTAAGAATATCGTGGTTATTGATGGTACCTGTTGTGCCTTCAACAATAAGACCATTCTTTACTTTAAAGTCTTTTGTTACTGTTGCCATATTTTTATCTCCTTATTTACGCCTTAAGTCCAATTCGTGCATAACGAACTGTAACTGGCTTAATTGCAGGATCTGGAGTGACTGTTAAAGCCACGGTATTTCCAGTCCGTGAGACGCTAATGGTGCCAATATTCCCATCATTGTCTATTGTTCCATACTCAGAAACGTTTACATTTGTACCGTCTACAAGTATAGTCAATTCTGTTGCGTAAAATTTATTATCTCCTGCTGTTGTCTTAGCAATGGAGACTAAGTACTTAACCATGCGCCATTCTGTAGCATCAAAGTTATCTATTACTGTGATATTTTCTATACCACTAATTGTATTTTCATTATTACCTGCTGAACCAAGATCAGTACCAGCACCAGCAAGCGTGTCAATTAAATCCTCATAATCTTCCTGTGTAGGACGATCACCTGTTCTAAATTTCGACTTAACGGCGGGAATTGATATTTTTGCCATGGCTATATTATAACCTCCATTTTTATATTATTAAAGAATATAGTTATTAAATCCAATTACTGCTATTCCAATACCAGCAGGATTTGACTTGTTATATCCTTCAATTCCTATATTTGTAAATTTGATCCTAAAAGGCAAGACCTCATTTATCTTGACCGATCTAGTATCATTTGCTACATTGATTATTGCGTAAGAAACTGCATTTATTGCTTTTAATTTACTTCTATTTTTATCTAATATTTTTGCTGATGCCATTAGTCTGTTACATCTTCAAGAATCGTCATTTTGCCTTGAGCAACTGTCCAAACATATGCTGGATTGGATAACTGTATGTCAAAGATATCTCCTGTTTCAAGTATTTGCGATTCTGATGATAATAAAGATACTGTAAATTCCCCTGGCTGATCGTCTGCATCTGCTGCTGGATTTAAAGAAAGAACTAATGTTGCGTTATCTGTAATAACTCCAAGGTCGGATAAATTGTTTGGACGCTTAATTTTCATATCTATTGTCCAGTCTGGAATATTTAGTGGTTGTTTTTCATCGTCTGTAACATAAACTCTAAAAGATGCTGTATCACCACGAACCACTGTCCAAGTAACTGTTGGGGGTTTATTTCCTACATCATAAGAAGAAGCAGATCCACGTAGTGTTGCCATAATATTAGATTATACCACAATTAGGCTAAACCGTTCTTGAGTGCTCCCCAAGTACCGTTTCCTTTAGCCTCAACAATAATTATTCCTGCGGTTGGAGAAACGTTGGCTACAATTCCTACTGCACCTGCTCCACCTTCTGGTCGGGTTGTTGTAAGTCCACCAGTTTCTCCTACATAAACAACAGACCCAGCAGGAGAAAGATCACTTGTATTTATTGCATCTAAAACTCCAGCAACAATAACCAAACCTTCTTCATTATTATCTAGTTCTTCTTTTAATAAACCTAGTATTGGTTGAGTAGTGGAAGATGTTGCTTTATTAACATGAGTAACACCATTTAAAGATGTTGTAACATAAACTGGCGTTCTTGCTGTCAATGTTATACCACTTACATTTTTAACATTCATTTGGAAAGCAGAAATGCCAAGTGGTGGTAAAACAACACGAAGTCTATCCGCTAATTGCTCTATATCACCATGTACATTTACTGGATCTTCTGCTATTGGAAAGGGTAAATTAAATACCCCGTCGTTTGTATTTCCTGTTGCCATATTAGTTTATTATACCACTTTTAAGAATTTGACATGATAAATAAACTTATGTTATACTAGGTAGTAATATAACACCCCTAAAAAGGTGTTATTTGTTTCTAAGGAGGAAACTATGATTAACTTTATGAATAATAATAGGAACATCATTGGTACACTCAGCATATTGGCTATGTTTTCCGTTTGGTCAAACGTGGCTAATGCTTCTGAAAACCGATTAGACGATAATAAAACTATCGTGCTTGAAGAAACTATTGAGGCCACGGAAGTGGCCGAAAGTGTTTCTAAGGCTAAAGAAGATCAGTTAGAAAAATACAAAAATGCTGTAAATCTATCTGACAAAGATCTTAAAAATCTGCTACATTTGGTAGGCTTTGAGGGTCAAAAACTAAAGGAGGCTTGGGCTATTGCTAAAAAAGAGTCTGGTGGTAGACCAATGGCGCTAAACCTTAGTAAAAGAACTGGAGATAGTTCTTATGGCTTATTTCAAATAAATATGATTGGCGACCTTGGTCCTGACCGTAGAGATAAGTTTAATTTAACATCAAACTATGAGTTATTTAATCCAGTATTAAATGCTCAAGTTGCATTTCACATGTCAAACGGCGGTGAAAATTGGACTGCCTGGAAAGGCATTACTCCAAGAACAAAAGAGTGGATAACTAAGTTCCCTCAGTAGGTCTAGGGGTTACAAAACAAGATTGCCACATATGGTACTTTTCTTTATTGGAAATGCCATATGTGGCATCTAATTTATAATCAAAAAAATCATTAAGCCTTTGAATTCCTATATCATCATATTTTTTCCAGGTTTCGTTGTTTTGCCAATGCCTTAAACGCTTTAATCCAGTATAGTGATGAAAACAATAGTTATATGGTGGAGCCACTAATTTTATGTCTTTACAATAAAATCTAATTGCCAAAGTCTGCTCTTCTCCATTAAAATATATTTGATCGTCATAAGGAACATCTATAAAATATTGTGCGTACCCAAACGCTAAACCAGCACAAAAATATCCATGAAATTCTCCAATATCTCCACCAACATATTCTTTATATTTTGGCTCAAACCTTATTGGGCTATTAGGCTCTGCAGGTTGGATTCTAAGGCATGTTGGAACAAGTGATGTGGCAAACTTTAGGTTACCAGTTTCTGTATACTCATAGGTGCCAGGGTAGGCTGTAAATATAAGATTGCCCCAGTATCCAATAGCCTTTTCATAATGATCAACAATCTTATCGTCCCAATCCTGTATAAATTGAGTATGACTATCTACCTGTAAATAATATTTATAAGTAGAATTAAGTGGCTTTTGTGTTTCTGCCCTGGCATATCCAACACCTCGTGCATCACTATAATGTATTTTTTTATATGAATACTCTTTTATATTAAACAAAGAAAATAGGTGTTCTAGATTTGGATGATTTTCATCTTGTGAAAAAATAGAAAGAAATAGTCTTTTAGGATTTTTTGCATGTTTTAAAATAGAAAAAACTGTATCTAATAATTCTTGATCTCTATAAGAAGCGATAGATACAAATATTTTGTCCATAATAATTGATTATATCTACCATTTTCCTAATGGACATACAGCCTTTTCTAATTTAGTCTTTAATTTCATAATGCATCCGCATTTTTTGCATTGCGTTGTTAATGCGATAAGTTCTGGACATTGTTGACAAATGCTAAATCTTTTATCACTTTCATATTCTGAAACATATTCAGTGTTTGGATTTAGTATATCCCATGGCCTAGTTTCACCTAAATTCTGCTTGTATTTTTGCCAAGCGGATAATTCTGCCACTTGTTATGCCTTTGGTGGTAGTGGTGGGAAAAAGTTTGTTCCGTCATAAGTCCATCCAAATTGGATGTTTTCATCTGATGTTGGAATAATCTTTGGATCTGATTGATATGCAGCAATAATAGCATCTATAGTATCATTAATACCCTGCTCAAGAGCAACAGTTCCAGCAACATCATTTCCTACAACAATAGCAAATTTAAATCTAGACATTTTTTCTCCTTTTTATAAGTATACCATAAAAGA